AATCAACTTGATCGCTGTGCCCCCGCCTGCACCATGCCCTTGGTTAGCGTCGTTGTTCCCCGCGCCGCCGCCGCCCGTCACGAAGACCCAGGCGTAAAGCAGGCCCGACGGCTTGGTGTAGGTGCCGGAAGACGTGAACACCTGCGTGGACATGGCGATACCGCCGCCTCCCGCCAGGGCGGCGATGGCTTCGGCCGTGCGCAGCGGCGTCATGGCCTTGCTGTTCTCGGTTCCGGCCTCCGCTTCCGCTTGCGACGCGACGGCCCGTTGCAGGGCGGCAATGGCTTCGGCCGTGCGCAGCGGCGTCATGGCCGTTGCGTTGTCGGAACCGGCTTCCGCCTGAGCCTGGGAGGCGACGGGCACGTCCAGCGTGCGGGTCTCGTCGCCCCCCCCGTTCTGCGTGGAAAGCGAGGCCAGCCCCGATGCCAGGAGCTTTCCTTCCAGGTAGCCGGGGGTGGTGTCGTCGGCGGAGATCTTGATTTTTGTCAAGTCGGAATGGGTGTGGTCTCCGGCCGCGACGGTTCCGGTAATCGACCCAACATTCTTGGTCGCGCTGTCGCCGAGCACGACGCCATCCGCCAGTATCTTCCCGGACCCGTCCGCGAAGACCGGCACCGCGCCAGCCGTCGAGGAGGCTGGACCAAGAACGTCGCCAGCCCCGATGCCGTCTGCTCCCTTGGCTGCCAGCGGGTCCCAGTAGGCATTGTCGGATGGTGGCTGGTTGGTGTGGTCCTGCACGCAAATCCACGACGATCCGCCGTAGCTCACGGCATCGTTGACGGCGTAGGCCGTGCCGCTGTCCCATGCGGCACGCCAAGTCAATCCGGCAGGTCCAGTATCTCCAGCGCCTCCGGTAGCGCCGGCAATGCCACGCGGCCCCGTCGTCTCGAAAAGCCAGGATGCGATGGTCCCGGCGCCGCCCGTCACTTGGACATCGATCGCCAGCGTCGTGCCGGAATAGGATATCACCTGCCCCCACATCCAATTGGCCGGATCGCCGGCGTCGGTCGCTTGCACGAACAGGCCGGCCGTGAACTGCCGATCTCCCTCAACGGTGAAGGTCTTGGCGCCCGTGCCGATAGATACCGAGGATAGGGATGTGGCGGAGAAGCCGCCCGGCGCCCGGATGATCCCGGTTTCATGGTCCGGGACCGTAAGACCCGACACTACTGCGATCACCGGCACCTCAATGTAGACCGGCTGCTTGAACTTTCCCTGCGAGTCCAGTGTCTGCGGGTTTGGCAGGGCCTGGCTTCCGGTCGGCTGGGCGTAGAGGTCGGCGAGAGTGCCAGTCTTGGCGCCCGTGATCGGATCGACCGTGTAGAACGACACGGTCGATCCGACATAGATGTCGTTCGCCAGCGAAAAGTCTAGAATGGCGGTACGGGGCATTGTCAGAAGTCCCTGAACTCGGTTATCTGCGGCAGTCCGGCATGCTCGCGATTTTCGACTGCCAGCAGCTTGCGCCGGGCCTCGGTCGCGATGGCCTTGAAGTCGACGATCTCGCTGCGCGGCAGTCGCCGAACCGCTCCCCCGCCGATATGCGAAGCGAGTTCATAGACCGCCCATATCTGCCATGCCGCCCGCAGTCCGGTCGCCTTGACGCCATTCCCCTTGGCGAAGTCCTCGCCGTAGGTTTGCGCGACTAGCTTGATCGACCATGTTCCGTCCGCGACATCGGCGCCGAGGACCGGCCAAATGCTCAAGGTGGGCTGCCCGAGACGGTCGACGTAGACATGCGACGGCGTTCCGGTGTCGGGCCCCAGGGCCTCGAACTCGCGCCGCCGCAGCATCGTGAGCGGCGTCCTGTTTCCGGCGCCATCGGCCAGCGCGGCAGATGTCGGGAACTCGATGCCGTTCCTGGGGGCCGGAGACAAATCGTCCAGCAGATTGTAAACGGACTTTCCTGCCGCAAGCGGCAAGGTCAGAGTGTCGGGGACCAGCCACAGAACGCGCTCCGTCCCCGACAACTCGCCGACGACCAGGTCGAGCCAGTGCAGGGCTTCCCGCATCTCCTCCGCGTCGGCCTGGGAATCCACCAGCGAGTAGGCGCCGATCAGGCGCAGAGCTCGTTCGCAGATTTCCCGCGCGGAGAGCAGGGTGCTCATGCCGGCCTCCCCCGTGCTTTGCCGCTCAGTCGCCCGACTCGTCGTCGTCCGGGATCATGACGGCCAAAGCCTTGTCGCCCATGGCGCCGCCGACCAGATCGCCGCCGGGAATGGCATCCATCTCGTCGACGCGGGAGCTCGGCGCGCCCGTGCCGGTCTTGGCTCGGGAGCGGGCCAGGAAGGAGATCAGCTTCTCCTTGGGCGTGCCCTTCTTGATATCCTCCGCGCCCTGCATCTGCTTGGAGCGGATGAACAGGGCTTCCTGGGTCAGCTCGTCGAGCTTCGCCACCACCTCGTCGCTGGCGAGCGCGAACGCGGCGCCGCTATGGATATCCGGCTGGGGCGGGGTCGGGTCGTACTTCTTGCCGGTGCGCGGGTCGGTGACCACGAACGCATCGTCCTTGAGAAAGCGGAGGGCCACGTCGATCGGCAGGAGCTGAGGCTGCCCGATCTCGAAGGTGACCTGACGGATGACGCCGCTGACCATGATGTCGTGGGTGCGCCGAGGATAGGTGGGCGAGCAGGTGGTGTCGGTGACCTCCAGATATTCGCGGTCGTCGGTGGTCATTTCGGTCATCTGAGTTCCTCCAAATGAGAGAAGGTGGGGCCGGGCCTTACACGCCCGGCCCCTTTTGCGGTCTTTGGTTACGCCGTCAGCAGGTAGGGCAACACCAGGAAGCCCTCGGCCGTATCGCTGCCGGCCGAGAGGGTGTAAGTGATGCTGGTCGCGTTGGAGCCGGTCACCACATGCTGCTCGTGGGTCAGGTCGCCGGCGTTGGCAGAGTCCTGCACCTCGAACAGGGCGCCCAGGGTGTTGGCGCCGTTGGCGATGGTGGCCTTCGCCAAGCCGGCCGTGGCGACGGAGACCCCGGCGGCGAAGCCGTCGGCATCGCCGGCCGTCTCGGACGACAGCAGACCGATGTCGATGGTCTCGGTGGCGTCCACCGCCGTCACGCGTACCATCGGATTGGGCTGCACGGCGGCGTGGAGCGGCATGTCGAAGCCGGTATCCGTCTCCGTGGCGGCCATGGTGTCGTCGATGCTGAACGGGATCACGGCGACCTGGTGGCGCTGGCCGGTGTCGATGTTGATCTCGTTCGGGCCGCCGGGCGCCACGCCCGGGTAGGTCACGAACTGGCCGCCCGGCGCCATGATGTAGAGGTCGACGCTGTTCACGTCGGCGTCCACCTGGAACGACATGCGGCCGTTGCTCAGGGCGACCGGGTTGGCGAGGGCCGCGCCGTCCATGTCGTACAGGGTCTCCTTGGCGGGGCTGCCGGTCTGGGCGACGTATACCTTGCCGCCGGACGCTTGGATCAACTCGCCGCTGCGGTGATCCCGCAACTGGATCGAGTAAGCCTTCTTGAAGGCCATGGCTCATCACTCCTCTCGAAAAGGGGGAACCCCGCCGGGTACGTTGCGGGAGTCGATCCCGGCGCCCCGGCAGCTTCCGGTTACAGGGCCGCGGCGGTCTTCACCGAAACGACCCCGAAGTCCTCGCGGGCATTGTCGTTGCTGGGCGACTTGAACTGAGGCTTCAGGATGCCGACCTTGCGACCGACGCCGATGCCGGGGCGGTTGCCGTAGTCGGTCTCGCCCGTCTTCTCGCGCCAGAAGGTGTTGCCCAGCGTGGCGAAGCCGAGGGCTTGCGCCCCCAGCAGCAGCGCCTGGGCGCCGTCCACCAGCCCGCCCGCGCCCCACTTGGAGCCAGAGGCGAGGCCCAACGAGTTGAACACCTTGCGGTGCTCATAGATGACCACGCCCTGAACCACCGCGATGGCGTTGGTGAACAGCGGGTTGGTCGAGCCCCGCTCGGCGGCCCGCGACACGATGGTCTGGTAGGTGGAGTCCAGCAGCAGATCGCGGACCTGCTCCGGCGACAGCACCATCACGTAGTAGTCCTTGCCGCGGTCGCGGATCGGCCGCACGCCGTTGCGCACGGCGTACTGGCGGGCATTGACGATTACCGACCAGGACATCTTGTCGGACGCGGTGAGCGTCGCTTCCGAGGTGGCGGCCCCGGCATACTTGATGCGGTTGGTGCTCGCCGCCTTTACATCGGCCGCGAACTTCAACTGCGTAAGCTGGGTGGTTCCGCGCACGGCGCCGTTGGTCTTCAGGGTGTAGGCCCGGCCGGAGCCGGTCAGGAACATCAACTCGTCCAGCTTGTTCGGCATCCAGAAGCCGAGACGTTCCTTGGCCTCGGCCCGGAAGCGGACGACGGTCGCCTGCTCGGCCATTTCGCCCTTGGAGACGACGCCGTTGCGGATCATGTCCACCTTGATCACCTGGGCGTCGTTCTGCAACGACTCTTCGTTGCCGGCCAGGAGGTTGTCGCCGGCCACGCCGTCGGACTCCAGGTCGAGCACGAGTTGCATCACGCATTCCAGGCCGCCCTTGCCGTTCTCGGACAACTCGGTGATGCGGTGGATCGGGCGGTTGAAGTCGGCCTGGGATTCGCCGATGAAGCCGTTGGCGAACCAGAACGACTGGTCACGGAAAGTCTTCCAAATCTCGCCCGCCCACGAGCGGGTGCGGGCGATGTCCAGAGCGCCGAAGTCGGTCGCAGACATGGTGGTTGGTCCTTTCGTGGTTCCTATCGGAACCTGGCGCGGACGTGGTCGGGCAGGGCGGCGAACTGGTCGTCGGAGAGACTGGCGATCTTCTCCGGCGTCCACTCGTCGCCGATGCCCTTGGCCGTGCCGAGGTTGCCGATGTTGGGGGGATGCTGCCGCTGGACCTCCATCTTCGCGAGGCGATCCTGGGCGGCGGGGCTCATCGGGCCGGAACCGCCGGCCTGCGGGGAAGACGAGGAACCGACCTTGGCGGCGGCTGCCTCCGGGAACCACACCTTGGCGTATCTGTCGGCCGTGCGCGCCAGGTACTCGCGGTACAGGGCATCCGCCTGGGCCCCGGAGATACCGGGGTGGTCATTGAGAAGAGCCGCCTTGGCCTCCGCCTGCACCATGGCGCGCCGGGTGTCCATCAGGCTACGGACCTTCAGGTCCGCCTCCGGCTGGACCGGAAACACCATCTGCGCCGCCGGATGCTGCTCGTACAGGCTCTGTGCCTGCCGCTCGGCTTCCAGTTGCCGCTTCACCTCCTCCACCGTGGACTCCGCGTTCGGCTGGCCGTGCTGCGGAAACTTGGCCCGCAGGGTCTCCTCGCGGACGGCCGCCTCACGACCTCGCAGATCGCGCGACAGCCGGGTAAAATCGGCCAGGGTGATCTCGCCCTCGTCATACTTCTTGGCGAGGGCGTCTTCCTCGGCCGCCAGGGCCGCCAGTTTGTCGTCGATGGCGGGTTCCTTGGGCTGCTCCTTGGGAGAAGCGGCTTCCGGCATTGCCTCCCCGCGGGCCTGCGCGACTCCGCGCCAATAGGCGGCCTCCTGTTCGGCCCGTTGCTTGGCCGTCAGGGCCTCGTCGAGGCGAGGCTTGGGGATCATCGGCGGCTTGTCGGACCTTTCCTCGGCGGGCTGGGCCTCGGTCTTGATCGGCGGCTCGTCTCCGTCCTTGGACTCGGTTTTCGGCGGAATGTCCTGGCCGGCCAGCTTGACGGCCCCGAGTTCGGCCTGCGCCCGGTAGAAGTCCTGCATGTCCGGGTCGGCGACCTTGGACAGGTCGATCTCCGGAACGGCGGGGGGGTCCTGGGGTACCGGCGTGGTCTCGGGGGCGGTCGGCTGGGCGGTGGTGGGTTCGGTGATGGCGGCGGTGGCGGAATTGCCAGCGCCGACGGCGGTGTCGTCGGTCATCGTCATCCTCTCCATATCGCTGAGCATGCGGGAACGCCCGTCATCCCCCGGCGGCGGGGCGCCGATGCCCTCGGCGGAGGGGCCGCTATCGCGCGGCCAGGCGGAAATCTTGGTTGGTCAGTTGGCCTGCGAGGGAGCGCACTCGCCGAGCGCCCGGCGGTAGACCTCGCCCTCGCGCAGATCGAGCGCGGCATGCTGGCGGCGCCACTGCTGCCAAGCCTGCTCGGCGCTTTCCATCCAGTGATCGGGCCCGGCCAGCAGCACCTCGGTGAAATCGTCGCTGCATTCGACCGGGAACTGCACGTCGCCGTCCCGGTCCATCCACAGGAACACGAACCGGCCGAAGTCCACCGGCGCACCGATGATCGGCAGGGCGGCGAAGGTGGTGGCCGGATGGGTAAACAGCACCAGCCAGGCGCCGTCATGGTGCAGGCGGCGGTTGAGCGCCAACGCCATGTCGTTGGCGAACATCTGCTGCTCCGGCACGGGCACAGGATGGGCGGGTGCGCTGCGGAACGGCACCAGCAAGCCGCCCTGACGCACGGCAATGCCCCAATAGATGCCCGTCCCGCCCTCGAATCTGGCCTCGGCGGCAAGTCGCGCCAGCAGGGCCGGCGTCGCGAGAATGCGGTCGTCGATATCGCGCATGGTCTGCTCTACCTCTTGGGCAGGGGAACGACGTTTCCGGTGGCGCCCGGATCTTCCTGGGCCTGTGGGGGCACGGCCACGGCGGAAGGGCCTCCGCCGCCTACCGGGCCGACCGCCATCGCCTGTCCGATGCCGGTGACCTGCTGGAAGCGCTGCTTCCACTCCTCCTTGCGGGGCAGGGATGACAGGTCGATCAGCAGGTCGGCGTAGAACTGGGGCGCCAGAGCCCCGCCCATCTTCTCCATCAGGGCCATGGCCTCCTCGAACTGGGCGTTGAGGAAGGAGGCGGAAAGCGGCGTCTCGTCGATGTTGACGGTGTACTTGCCGACCGTGATGTCCCGGATGCGGCCCACCAGGGTGCCGGTCATGGGGTCGACTTGGCGCTGGTTGACCTCGAACTGCACCAGCTTGCCGTCCTCTCCCAGGATGCGGAAGATCCTGGGCTCCGTGTAGTGACGCTGGATCAGGCTCAGCATGTGCCGGCCTTGCAACTCCTTCGACCGGGAGAAGTTGTCGAAATAGAGCTGCAACGATAGCACCGCTTGGCGCTGCCGCGCTTCGATGGCGCGACCCGACTGCACCCGGTCCAATTCGCCCAGCGCGCTCTCGTTGATGCCGCTGATCTGCCGAAGGTCGTCGGTCGACCGTTCCTCCAGACGCTCCATCGCCATGGGCGGCGGTGCCGGGTTGATGCGCTCCGGCTTTTGGGCCGGCTCGCCCTTCCACTTGATGTTGACCCCAGGCGTCGAACCAAAGCGCTTGATGTTCTCTTCCTGGTCCACATCCAGGCTGCTCTCGTGGTACATCCAGCCGGCATTGGCGGTCTTGCCGACGATCTCGATCTGGGCCGAACGGCGCTTGTTGATCTCGCGCTGCGGGTCCAGCATGTCCTCGACCATGCCTCGGGTGATTCCCCTCCGGAAGTAGGGAAAGAACCCGGTCTTGGTGTACCGGTCGTAAGGGCTCCAGTTGTCGTGGACCAGGACATCGCCGACCATCACGGTCCAGCGGACGCGCTCCACCGGGCGGATGTCGAGCGCCACCGGGTTGCCGACCTGCTGAGCGTGCAGCATGGCCTTCTCGATCCAGTGCCGTTCGGCCGTCGCCGCATCCAGGTCCGGATACATGGCGGCAAACTCGGACTCGTTGGGCACCGGCACTTTGTCGCCGGTCTCCAGGTCGATCAGCACCTTGCCCCAGACGGTCTTGCGGTGCTGCATGTCGAGCACGCGGACCATCTTGCGGGTCGGGTCGATCAGTTCGGAGTGGAAGAAATCGCGCCAAGTCTGCTCGCCGATGCGCTCCTCCTGGGCGAACCCGCGAACCGGCGCCACCTCGGTGGCCGCGAGGTCCATGTAGGGATAGCCGCCCCAGCTCTGCCCGGCAAATCCAGCCATGGGCTCGACCAGGCGGCGGGCCTCGGGGCCGTAGGTGAACTCGATCTCGTCCGGGCTCGCCCAGCGGCTTTCGGCGATGTAGGCGGCCTGGGCAAGGTCGTAGTCCTGAAGATCGGGATCGACGAACACGGTGAAGGGGTCGCAGGCCTCGGCCCTGACCTCTCCCATGTCGTTGTCCTCGAACCGGAGCCGCATGTCCCAGAACCCGCGCCCGGTGATGACGCCGTCCAGGAATACCTCGGCATCGACCCAGCGGAGTTGCGAGGCCTCGCCGATCTGCTTGGCGATCATCGACAGAGCTTCGGCCACCTCCTCGTTGGCGCCGGCGTCGGAGGCCGCGAGAAACTTGATGTCGGTGCGGTTATTGCGCATGTAGCCGGTGACGAGCCGGACCAGGGGCGCGATCTTGTTGAAGACCAGGGCGGGGCGCTTTTCGGATGCCAGCTTCCGCAGCTGATCTTCCGTCCACTGGCGCCCTTCGACGAAGTCGACGCAGGTCTTGGCGACCTCGGCCCATTTGGTCTGGGCGCATGCGGCCCGGTACCAGCGCTCGGCGACCAGGCGCACGGTCCTGGCATCCTGGGCCGGCATCCGCCGTGCCGGCAGCAGCAGCGGGGAGTCCGCCACGGGTCGCAGCATCTGCGTCGGTCCTCCTCGGCTACGGTTGAGAATCAGGCTGTCTGCCAGTCGTGGCGACCGGAGGCGGCATCGGCCATCGCCTCGCGGACCCAATCCGGGACCTTCTCCGGCGGTTCCTTCGGCCATTCGGCCTGCATCTCGTCGTCCAGGATGCGCGCCAAGCAATCCAGCATGTCGTCATGGCGACAGACCGGGAAGGTCAGGTACTCCTCATCGACGAACAGCCGGGTGGCATCGTAGGCGGCGCCCTCCCAGTCCTGGTGCATGCAAGTCCGGGGCAACCAGACCAGCCCGTTCTCGCAAAGCGGCACAAGCCTCCGGATGCGGTCTGGTTTCGGGACCCGTCCGGCCAGGGTGACGATCTCGAAGGGATAGTTCTTCCCCTCCTGCTCGACACCGATGTGATGCACGTCGGCGGCGAGCCCGTATTCCTCGTAGCCCACCCGGATCGGCTTCCATTTCCGGTGCATCTCGAACAGACGGCGAATGCGCTCGGTCGGGTTAAGTCTGTCGCGGACCATGTCAAGCACGCGGTAATGACCGCTGGCCGTCAGACCGATCGCGATCATGCTGGTGTAGTCGTTGTCGACCCCCCGCTCGGCCCGGCGCTTGCCGCTGGACGGATCGACCAGCAGGTAGACGTTCATGCCGGCGGCGCTGGCTGCATCCCAGTAGCGCAGCCACTCCTCGCGGAAGCCCTGCGCCTTGTCCGCGGTGGGGTTCTGGAGCATCTGGGCGGCGAAGGTGTAGACGCCCTGCGCCCGCCGCTTGGCGACCAGGGTCTCAGGCTTCATCAAGACGCAGTTGTCGGGCTCGAACCGCTCGATGCCGTCCCTGGTGCAGGTGTGGATGCGCGGCACGGCGACCTTGCGGTCCATCATCGTCTTGTAGGTGTCGTGGGCGTGGTAGCGGGTACCTATGGTGCGCACCCACCCGTCCTCGGAGCCCAGGTTGTCGGACAGTTCCCAAGCCTCGGTGGTCTTCTTGATCTGCTCGGGCGTGTAGACCGATTCCCGGGTCACCACGTCGTCGTAGACCCGGACGAAGAAGTGCTTTCCGGTCGGCTGACCGTCCACCAATCCCCAAGCCTCGACGGTGGATTCCTTCGGGTTCGTCTTGCGCCGGACGATGATTCCGCCGTCTTCGGACCACTTGGGGGCCTCGCTCTCCGGCTTGGCCCAAAGCACGTCCGGAAACAGGGCTTTCAGGTCCTCGTTGTCCTCGAACTCGCGCTTGATCTGGATCAGGAATCCTTTGGCGATGGGCCGCGTGTGGCTGAAGATGCCGACGGTGATCTCCCGGCCGGCGTAGCGCTCCTCTGGCCCATCGCCATGGCTCGCCAGGATATCCTGGATCGTCAGACCCCAGGTAATGATGGTCGACTTGTAGTGTTCTCGCGCCCACAGGTCCAAATGTCCGTTGGGCTCCCCCTGCACCTCGCGACAGCGGGCGAAAATCCAGTCCCGGTTCATGTCCTTGCGGTGCAGGGGCACCGTCAGGAGGTAGAACAGGTCATTGCGACACAGCCAGCGCCGCGCCTGGCGCAATGCCTCCGGACCCTTCTCCGCCGCCTTGCCCAACAGGACCCGGTAGAAGCGAATGGACTCGCGGCGCGAGCTCGGAAGACCGGCGGGAAGCATCACTCCTCCTCGGCCAGCGCCCCCAGGGCCTCCTTCATGGCCTCGTCCACGTTCCAGGCGTGGCGATGCTCGACAGGCCCGCCCTCTGCCCCGGTGACGGCGACGGCGCCCTCGACCTTGCGGCGCCCCTCGTAGGTGCCGCTTGCCTCCTTGGCCGCCTGTTCGATGATATTCGCTTCCAGGACCACGTTACCATTGTCGCGGGCCCGGTCGGCGATCCTTTGCAGCCGGCGCAGGCGGTGCGTTCGGTGGGCGATGGGAATGTCCGCCTCGCTGGTCAGGTAGGTGTCCCGCGCCCGATGGAACAGCATCCTGTACTTCTCCGGCAGGTCGGCCCCGGCCAGCTTGTTCGGGTCGTAGCGCTCGACGCCCTGCGCCGATATTTCGACCCCGAAATTATCCTTGACCAGCTTGGCAACATCGCTGGGCGGCTCGAAGGCGGCGAGCTGCGCGATCACGAAGAGTTTCGCCTCCTCGGTCAGCTTTCCCTTGCCGCGCCGGGCCATCAAGCCACCTTCAGGGCACAGCAACCGCCCCCGCAAGCCCTGGCGATGGCTGTGTCCGACACCTCGCACGGCCTGGCGGCGGCAATCACGAGGTCAATGGTTTCGCCAGCGCCGGCCTCGACACCGAACCGGCGCACGGTGGCGACGAACTCTTCCACGTCGTGACCTTTGATGCCGAGGGTGGGCTTTCCGGTTTCGCGATTGAACTTGGGCTCCCCGAATTCGTCGGCCTCCTGGACGCAGTGGCGCAACTCGTGATCGACCAGCGCGCACCAGACGCGATCCGACGCCTCGGCAACGTAAAGGGCATCGAAAGTCAGGATGAAATCCGGGATGCCGCCGAAGAAGCCGTGCATCTGCTGTTCCCAGCGTCCCTTGATCCACCCGTTCGCGCCCTGGGGCGGGCGGGGCTTCTCGGCCATCCCGACTTTGCGCTGTCCCTTGACGATCAGCGAGACATTGGTCCAGAGGCAGCCGAGCGTCGCTTCGTTCAGATGGGCATGGCCAGGATCGAACAGGGGCCCGTCCTCGGCAAGGAACACGGCCTTGATCCAGTCCTCCAGCGCGGCATCCCTTTCGAACATCGGCCCGGCCAGGGCGCCCGGCATGGACGAAAGACGCTCGAGCGGCATCGGCCGTCTATGGAGCGGGATAACTGGCATGAGGCTGAGATCCTGGTCGGTATGCGCCGAACTTCGCGCCGCGGCCCGCGGGCCGCGCTTCGCAACAGGCTGTTACATTCGTTGGTGGAAAGACCCGGAGACACGTCGACGAGTCTGCCTATAGTACCCCACTTTCCGCCCCGCGTGTCAATAGCACATGGCCTGATGCTGTGGGTTCTCGTGCGCGCACCAACGAGATATGGTAACATTATGTTACGTGGCGGCTGTTGTGCGGCGTCATGTTGGCGGACGTCGGCCTAACAAGGTGTTGCCTCTCCGCGTCTACGCCTCATGACTTTCTCCTCCGTCCAGCGCGGATCATTCTCGTTTCCCGCAGAAATGCTTGGGATTGCCGGCCCTCATCGTGGTCAGCCCGGATATCGGCGTAAAGGTCGAGGCCGGCGCGGAGGAAGGCGACCGCCTTCGTCCAACCCAGGCGGTGCCGCCGGCGGGCCGTGTCCAGGGAGATGCCGTCGCGGACCACCATGAGGACCAGCTGAAGATGATTCCGGTTCTGCTGTCCAGCAGCCAGCATCTCGGCGATCCAAGGCAGGTAGCGATGCGCATGCCAATCCGCCAGGAAGGCCGGCATGAAATCGCCAGCCGGGCCGACGCCTCCTCCGCTCCGGATCACCGGCATACAACGGGCATGCTGGGCGGCCGTCACGGCCTCCAGGATGGTGGCGATCTCGACGGCGGCGCGGTGATGGCGATGATCGATCGTTCCCCGCTCGACCAGGAAAATCAGCGCGTCGTCGCGACCCGGCTTCAGGGTCGCCTCTGGCGTCGGGCCGTCGTCGTCGCGGTTGGCAAGCAGGTTGACGTGCCGGTAATTCTGCATCAGGGCCTCGATCCTGGCGGCGGAAAGGAATTGCCTCTCGGCTAGGCGTCGCAGATCGGAGGCATCCCGGCCGGATGCCTCCCGCTGGGATATCCGCTTGACCAGCTCGCGTCCGGCCAGGAGATGGCGGTCCCGGTGCCGCGCCGCTAGGTCGAAGGAATCGGGCTTGCGCAGGTCGAAGGCGGCGCGGATGACCGCCAGAACACCGTGAATGTCGCTCATCGATCTCCCCCGAGTCCCGGATACGGAATGGCTGGCAGTCCCATGAGGGACCGCAGCGCGTTGGCGGCCATGACAACTTGTTTGGCGGTTGCCGGTCGACCGTCCAGACGAAAGCCGCCATCGGTGGACCGGTCCTCTCTGGCCCGCCCGAACAACGACAAAAGCGCTTGGTCGGTGGGCGTTGCGCGCCCCACCGCCAAAGCGGCCGGCCCTAGCAGCCACTCGATGCGCCGCACAAGCTCCGATGGTCTGCGCTCCCAGCGCAAGGCGATCCGGCCAAGACTGGCGACGATCTCTCCGGGCGGGACATCCCGACGGCAATGATGGGTCAACACGCCGTCCTGCTCCCGGGTGAATCCTCCGCCGGCGGCCGTACCGTTCGGCAGATCTCCGTAGGCCGCCGTCATGCCGCTGCCCTTCCGTCGGGCTTGACGACGACCTTCACGATCCGCGCCGGCGGGTAGTATCGAGGCAGCACGGATTGGAGTGCGCCGTCAAAATTCCCCGCCAAATGATCGCGGAAGAACCTGGACGGCGCCTCCAGAACGATGTAGTCGCCATCGACCATGGGATCCGGGACTTGCCTGAGCCAGGCGTGGTAATTTCCGGCGCCGATCCGAGAGGCTACCTCTCTCCGCCACCCCGTCGGCACATCGTCCAGGGATAGGGTTGCCCGGAAGTCCCCGCCGCCATTTTCGTCCGTCCCGGATGGCGCGCTACGCAGGGCGTCCATGATGGGCTGTTCGAAGTACGACAGGCGCGCCGGAGGGCCATCGCTTCTGCCTCGGCGGCGATCCATCACGTCCCGGACGGTGGAGCAGATCAGGTCCGGGCTCGCGCCCCGTTTGAGCCAGGCATCGACGCTTGCCCCGCCGTGCCCTGCCCAGCGCGGATCGTCGGACACCCCCATGATTTCCAGCACCCGCTTGAGGGTCTGGGCATGGTCCGCGTGGTAGTCGCCAGGCCTGGGTGTGGGAGGGGTGGGCGGATCGGCAGGGTGGCCTCCGCCTTCCCTCCCCTCGCCTCCCGTCCGCAGGCAAAGCGCAGCCTCGCGCGGGGCTACAGGTAAAGCTGTGCTTGGTATTCTATCTGTATTCTTAGATTCTATATTGGTTGGTGCGTGCGTTGCAACGGGCGCGGCAACGTCCGTTGATGTGGTATTGTTTATTGTCAGTGCCTTGCGCCTGCTGGCCGATGCCGTTCCGGCCCCCACCTTCTGGGCAAAAAACCGCGCCGATTCTTGCAGCGTTTCCTGACACCGAGGATTGGTAATCCGGCCGTTGTCGACGGCGATCTTGCCGTCGGCGAGCAGGGACTTCTTGATGCCGGGCCAGCGCCGACCGGTCTTGGTCATCCAGGCGAGCTTGCGGTCGTCGTCCGGCAGGTTGTCTCCGGTCGCGTAGATCAGGTCGAGCAGTCGCCGGTATGCCAGCTCCTCCCAAGGACCCAGCGTCATCATCCCGTCCAGAGCGTCCTTCGGGCTCCACTTGACCCAGAATGGCTTTTCCCGGCTCATTCGGCGGCCCTCGTTTCGACACAAGAGAACAGCCCACCGTCCCTTTCGATGCGCTGCCGCGCCATGGCCGCGTAGGCCTCGTTGAGTTCGATCAGGACGGCGTTCCTGCCCAGCCGGTCGGCCACCAAACCCGCCGTTCCGGCGCCCCCGAATGGATCGAGGACCGTGGCGGGAACTGGAAGGGCGGGCGGGCACTTGCACGACGGCTCCCAGCCGGTCGTAGTGGTATTAACGGTTCCCCTGCGCGATCCTGCCCAGCCGACCTCGGGTGCCGTCTGCTCCTTTTCGCGCCGGAAGCTGTTGGGCGCGTCAGCCTGGGGCGCGAATTGGGTTTCCGTCTTCTTCCGCCACGGCGCCCCGCAGGTCTGGCACACGCCGGCTGCCGACGTGCCGGCCAGGATGCAGGGCTCCGCCAGTGCCGTGGGGAAGGTGGCGAAGTGGGCCTCCGAAAATGGTTCGGTGGCGATGGTCCAGACATCGCGCTTGTTGCGGCCGGCCGGGTTGAGCGCCACATCGTCGCGGCCGGGGCGGAACTGCGGTTTCTGTCCTGGAACGTCTTGACCCTTGGCCTTGGCCCGGCCGAAGCTGTACTTGCTGCTGACTTTCCCTTTTTCCCTCCCCGCCCGATGCACGGTCCCATGGGCCCCATCCCCGGTGTCCCGCCCGTCCGGCATCTTGTAGACCGCCGCCGGATCGGCCAGCGGCTCCAGGATCGCCACATGGTCGTAGTAGTATCGGGGCGCCTTGGTCAGCAGGAACAGGTACTCCTTGGATGGCGTCGGTCTGTCCTTGACGCTGCTGGGCATGGGGTTCGGTTTGTGCCAGACGATGTCCGATCGTACCCACCAGCCGTCCTCCTGTAGCGCGATGGCGAGGCGGTGGGGCAGCATTGCCAAGTCCTTTGGCTTGAGAGCCCCCCCAACCGTCGAGAAGGGCTTGTCGCGGAAACTGCGGTCGTCGAGCCCCGTCTCCTTGCCTTCGGCCGCCGATCTGCCGTTGGGTGTCGATGCCCAGCAGTCTCCGTAATTGAGCCAGAGGGTCCCATCGGACCTCAGGACGCGCCTGACTTCGCGGAACACCTCGACAAGCACCTGGATGTGCTCCTGATAGGTCGGTTCCATGCCGATCTGCCGGTCGACCTTGCGGGCGCCGCAGTGCCTACAGGTGGATGGATCGCCCCCGCCCCGCCCCAATACCGGCTCGTGAAGGCATCCTGGATCTCCGCCCTCCCAGCGCCCGGTGCCGTAATCCCGAAGCCCCCAGTAGGGCGGGGAGGTCACGACGCAGTGCACGGACTCGTCCGGCAGGCCCCGGAGCCTTTCGCGCACGTCGCCGATGAGGATGGAGACAGTCATGCGGGCCCCCTACTCGCAAAGTCCGTAGGTGGACGCGCAGGGTGCTGGCGCGATTATGGCCTCAAGGTCAAACTGCCTCCCCCCGCGGCTGGTCTTCGACCATTCGACAACGTCCTTTACGGTTGGCATCGGCAGGGACAAGTCGTCCTGATGATATCCAGGGATTTTGTCGAACGAGAAAAAGGTTGAAATTCCCCGTTTGGAAGCGGCTGAGACTAGGGATTCCCAGCTGGCGACCCGCTCGATTTCTTCAGGGTACCTTGCCGCGATGTTTCGCAATTCAGCTTTCCCTACATGGATACAGGGCAAGCACCCGACACGTGAACATCCTTGCCTGTAAAGGGGATTGGGCTCGATGCCGTGACGCCGGTGCATGGCGAAGATATCGTCGGCCGTCCACCTAAGCAGGGGCCGAAAATTAATATGCCCGCCATGATCGCGATCTCGGACGGGAAGATTGGCGCGGGACGCGCTTTCGTCTGCCCTTACGCCTTGCCATGAAACGACGAGGTGCCCGGCATCCAGGAGTGGTGCGATAACCTGCTCGAATATTGGCCGGTGCTTGAGTTCCGCGGAGCAGAACCTGGATCTGGTCGATGGAAATCGGCCTTTTAATAGGCATAGGTCGAGGAACGGCACACCAGTTGGATGCAGCACCTCCTGGGCGCGGGCGATGCGATCCGCCGGCACCCCGTGCTCCGGCCAGCGTTCGGCGACGAAGCGGCGCTTGCGGGTGATGTCGGCGGTGAAATCCGCCTTGACCCACCGGATGGCGGGGCCGCCGGTGCGGGCGGGCAGGTCGCGGACGTAATCCAGGGTGGAGGGATGCTCGTGCCCCGTGTCGGCGAAGATGGCGATGAATTCAACGCCGCGCTCCAAGGCTAGCAGGTACATGGCCGTGCTGTCCTTGCCTCCGGAAAATGAAAGAACGCGCTTCATCATCGGCCAACCTCGCCGCGTCCTACTGCCCGCGCCGCCAGGGCACGCACAGCGGGGGCCTCCCTCATGACCAGCCGCCCAACGTCCTGCCAGGTCATCCGGGACAGCCCGATACCCAAGGCGGCATCGGCCGGTGTCAGTCCGGATCCCTTCCAGGCCTCGATTGCTTCCGCGGCATCGGCCCTGTACCTGCCCTCGATGGGCACGATCTCAAGCCGATAGCCGAGCGCGCGGAGGGTGGCGTCGAAAGATGCTATGCTCGGGGTTTTGGATCTCTTTTCCTGCGAGGAAGCCCGCCAATGACGGATCGTCGACGAGGTGACTCCGCAGCGCTCGGCCAGGTCGAGCACGCCGCAGCGTTGCGCGTTCATCAACTCGAACAGCCGCCGCACCAGGGGGTGGACTCCATCCGGCACGCGTTGGCGCAGGAACCGCCTCATGATGCCCCCCTCGCCGACAGAAGCGCCAGGGACGCCAGCCCCCAATAGACGGCCACCATCCACAGCCCGGCAAGGACGCCGGTCAGGAAAGCCGTTCCATGCCTTTCGTCCTGGTTGTCCACTTGATCCTCCTCCGGCCCCCTTGCCTTGGTGGTTCCGGCGGCCGGTGCGGTAAGGAGGGAACCCGCACCGGGGATGCGCATCCCCTGCCGCCGGAAATCGTCACGGCCCCCAGATCGGCAGGGGATTGCAGGGCCACATGCCCTTTCAGGAAGGCGTGCCGCCGAACGCCCCATTCCCCGAGGATGCAGTCCACCTCGTCGACGGATCGGCAGAGTGCCCATCGGGCGCCCTGAGCCGTGGCTTGGTCGCGGAACCGCCGTTGCTCGGGCGACAGGGAGCCGTCCTTGGCCTTCAGTTCGATGAAACCGGCCTTTCCGTCGGGCAGGATCAGACAGATGTCCGGCACGCCCGGCCGGGTGCCCATGGCCTTCAGCTTGCCGGCGGCGGCCTTGCCGCGCTTTTCCCCGCTCGGGCAATGCCACCAGAGACATTCCTCGTCCTTGAGGGCGATCCGCAGGAAATGGGCGACCGTCCGGTGCAGGCGCTCTTCCGGGTTGTCGCGGCGCAACGACGATGAAGAAGCGTCCAGCATTATTCCCTCCCTCCCGTCAGGAAAGTCGGCGCGCTGCCTCCATCATCGTTGGCTGCCCCCTTCGGTTCGAAGGCGTGCCGTCGGCGGTGGCAGGGAAGCAGGAAGCCGGCCGGCACGGCGACGCCCTTGCGAAGGGCGATGGCGGCAACCGTCTGCCGCATGTCAGGCGGCACCCCGCGCTTGCGCCAGTTCGGGATCGCGCGCTGGCTGAAAGCGCCGGCGGCCAAGTGCAGTTCCACCTCGATCTCGCGGGCGAGGGCGGTGGGGCCGCCCAGGTCGGTGATCAGCTTGTCGTGAGTCTCCAAGGACTACCTCCTGTGACGCATGGAGAAACTGTAACAAGTTGTTACTGCATGTCAAGCCGATCACCGGCCGGGTCTGTTACGCCCTTCTCCCATGGGGATCGCGAATCGATATCTTCTTTCGGCGTGTGGCGCGGACCTGTAGGATTGCCCCATGGACCGCGACAAGCTTGCCCGCCGCAAGAAGGCACTCCGGGAATTCGGTGCCAGGCTGAAAGCCTGCCGCATCGCGGCCGGGTACGAATCGGCACGCGATTTCGTAAAGTCCTTCCCAGAGTCCGTGGGTCTCGAAGAGCCCGCCTACCGGCGGTACGAGCGGGGCGAGGTGTTGCCGGACGCCTATGTCCTCCCCCTCATCGCCGGTAAGGTCCACAAAAGCGTCGACTTCCTGCTCACCGGACGGAGTCGGCCCGCCGACCTTCCCCCGACCGACTAGGCGCCCCGTATCCCCGCGTTGATTTCTGTTGCGCGACGGGGAACAACTTGTTACCTTGAGGTGTGTAACAGGTTGTCACGCTACGGGAGTCAGTTATGTGCCATCGCCATTCCTTCATCGTCACCCGATCAGGAAAAATTCATCACGGGTTTGGGTTGACGGACAGCCACACGACCATTCGCCTTCTGGCCGGTCTGCGGCACGACGACTCGTCGACCTATGCGTTCGAGTGGCAGCCTCCCAAGGGGTGGCCCAACGCCGATTGGCACGATGGCCTCACGCAGGATACCGCGCCCATTCCGACTTGGGACCTCAAGGCGTCCCATCTCAAAGCGATGGAGCGGCATGTCCGCGCATCCTACCCGGACATCGCCACATGGGAGGCCCCGGATCGAGTGTCTTTGCCAGCCACCATCACGCGGATCCAATGCGACCTTAAGGTTCCGAAGGGCGCCACGCTGACCCTGCCGGCGCTGACCGAGGTTTCCGGCGACGTGCGGGCCGACCAGGGCGCCACGCTGACCCTGCCGGCGCTGACGAAAGCCGGCGACGTGCGGGCCGACCAGGGCGCCACGCTGACCCTGCCGGCGCTGACGAAAGCCGGCTACGTGCGGGCCGACCAGGGCGCCACGCTGACCCTGCCGGCGCTGACGAAAGCCGGCGACGTGCGGGCCTACCAGGGCGCCACGCTGACCCTGCCGGCGCTGACGAAAGCCGGCGACGTGCGGGCCGACCAGGGCGCCACGCTGACCCTGCCGGCGCTGACCGAGGTTTCCGGCGACGTGCGGGCCTACCAGGGCGCCACGCTGACCCTGCCGGCGCTGAATAACAGGGGGGAATGACATGTCGGAACCCACGATCATCCGCGCCTCGTCGCTCTCCTCCTACACCGATTGCCCCCGCCGATCGGCGGCGCGGACGTTCCGCCGGGAAATCGTCGCCGCCGGATACGATCTGCGGACCCTGGATGCCTCCATCGGTGCCGCCGTCGGGACCGCCGTCCATGCCGGCGCCGCCCATGCGCTGACCGAGAAGGCCAGGACCGGCGTTTCCGCGCCCCTCGACGCCACCACGGACGCGGCCATGGAGACCCTGCGAGATCGCATCCGCGAGGAAGGCGCCGCCTACGATCGGGAGACGCCAAACCCCCAGGATGCAGAAAGCCAGGCCCTCGGCATGACCCGAGCCTATTGGCACCATGTCCTGCCGGCCGTGCACCCGGTACTGGTCGAGCGCCGGCTGGAAGCCGCCGTACCCTCGGCCCAGGGCTTGGTCCTCTCCGGCCAGCAGGATGTGATGGCGCGCGAGCCGGGCCGTATCCGCGACCTGAAGACCGGAAAGTCGCGTGGCAACCACAAGCCGCAACTAGGTGCCTACGCTTTGCTCGCCAAATCCCACCCCGAGGCGTTGGGCGGCGTTGCGGTCGAAGGTGCGGTCGAGGATTTCGTGCAGCGGGTCTCCGTCAAGAAGCCGCAGCCCGCGCCCCAGTCCTTCGAGCATGACTTGGCGGGGGCCGAGGCCGCCGCCGTCGCCGTGCTGCGCATGATCGACGACCACCTGACCCTGTTCCGCCAGGGCGATCCCGGCCGCTACCTGCTTCCGGGCGATCCCTGGGCCTTCCCGGCCAATCCGGGCTCAAAGCTGTGCAGCGCCAAATGGTGCCCGGCTTGGGGCACCACCTTCTGCCGCGAACATCAACCGAGCAAGGACGAGGAGTAGACCCATGAGCGACACAAGGCCCCCGTTGGCCCAGCCCGGCCGTCAAGTCCAGACCCAGGACAAAAAGCCGGAACGCCGAGCCCTGGAAGCCTACCTCGCCGATCCCCGCGTGGTGGACGGCATCAAGACCGTGGCCGGCCGCTACCTACAGCCCGACCGCATGCTGCGCATCGTCACCTACGCGCTGCGCAAGACGCCGAAGTTGGCCGCCTGCGACCCCCAGTCCTTCCTGGGCGCCGTGATGACCTCGGCCGCCCTGGGCCTGGAGCCCAACACCCCCCAAGGACACGCCTACCTGATTCCCTACGACAAGCGGGGCAAGCTGGACAGCGGCAAATGGGGTGTCGTCGGAACCGAGTGCCAATTCGTCATCGGCTATCGCGGCTTCATCGAACTCGCCTACCGCAACCACAACATCGTCAAGTTCGTCGCCAAGGCGGTCCACGAGAACGACGAGTTCGACCACTGCGAGGGCTCCGACTCCTTCCTCCGCTTCAAGCCGGCCCTGAAGAACCGGGGCGACCTGATCGGCGCCTTCGCCTACGCCAAATACCGCACCGCCAATGGCGGCGAGGCCGAGATGTCGGTGGTGTTGCCCCTGGAGGAGATCCACAAGGCCCGCGCCAAGTCCGAGACCTGGAACGCCCTGCTCCGGGCCGTCGACAACGCCGATGACGACCGGAAGCGTGCCGCCGCCGAGAAGAAGCTGGCGGAAACTCCCTGGGTCATGTGGGAGGACGACATGGCCGCCAAGACGGCGCTCCGCAAGCTCGCCAAGGTCATTCCGGTGGGCGACGCCTTCGCCGCCGCCGCCGCTCTGGACGAACGCGCCGAGGCTGGCACGGTCAATTTGGCCGAGATGGCCGATCCGGCCACCGCCCGCCACGTCATCGAGGGCGAGGTCGAACCGCCCGATGTGGAGGAAGAAGAGGAGTCCGAGGCGGACGCCGGGCCGGAAAAGCCGAAACGGGCGACCAAGGCCAAGGCCCCCCAGCAGCCCGCGCCTTCCGCGCCGGGGCCTGATGACCACGCGGCCTCCCAGGCGGACGAGCCCACCTTCGAGCCGCCGCCGAACGACGACGGCGGTATGGCCGATCTGGTGCCGGAACTCTGACCGACACCGAAGCCAGGGCCTCTGCCGCCGGCCTCGTAGGCGGGGAAGGGAGCCGCCTACGACCGACGCGACCACCGGGAAAGAGCAGACGATGCGACAGATCGAAACGGCAGGTAGGCGGCGCGACTGTTCCGCCCTTGACGGGCTTCGCCCGGGCGGGCTCCCCCCGGCCCCACTAAACTCATCCAGGGCGCAGAAGGCGGGCGGCATCGCCCCGGTCGGCCCGACCCATACCATCGGAAAAGCTGAAACTCACGAGGCTGGGCTGGCCCGATGCCGGACCCGCGAGGCGCGGCGGCCGATCCCGTCGCTGGCGGCCGGGGAAGACCGGCGCCCCTATTTCACTTGGTTACAAGGGATCGGGCGGGAAGGGGGACGGCTGGTCGCAGGCCCCCCAGTTGGGCTCCCCGGCCAGGATGGCCCGCACCTTGCGCGTCGCATGGACGCACAGGCGGCCGAAAAGGCGGTGGGCGGCGACGCTATGTCGCGAGACGCCGGTATCCGGTCCCCGCGCTCCGGCCATGGGACCGGAGAGGCTGACCGACGGCCCATTATCTCCTCCCCCGAAGATTACCTCGACTTCCTCCATGGAGGGATCGCATGCCACATGGAAGGGCATCACGGGGGAGGCGTTGACCACCGTGGTCTGCCCGAAGATGGCGTCGAGGCGGTCCAGGAGAACGACGAACCCCTTGCCGGGCCGAAATGTCCTCGCGAGGCGGCAGTCGATGAACCGCAACCACTCCTCCTCGACGCCGGCCGGCAATTCGCTCACGGCGCGTTCCGCCTCGCGCTGGGCATTCGCCTTGGCCTCGCGCTCTCCGTTCCACCAGATCAGGGCGGCGATGATTGTCCCGGCCGCCAGCGCCCATTTCCACATGCCCTTACCTTATCGCCCTTGATGGGAGAACGCAAATGACCGCCATCCGTTTCGACATCCGCGACTTCCGCCGCCTCGAACGGGCCACCCTCTCCGTCGAGGGAGTGACCTTCGTCGGGGGGAGGAACGGACACGGCAAGACCTCGCTCGCCCAGGCCATCGGCGCCCTGCTCACCGGCTCCCGCATCCCGCCCGGCCTGCCCCTCAAGCTCTCCGAGGCCGGCGCCCTGGTGCGTTCCGGCGCCGCCGATGCCGGCCTGTCGCTGAAGACGGACGGGGGCGGGACGGCCAGCCTCTCCTACCCCAAGGCCGAGTACAAGACCAAGGGGGACGCCCTTCACGCCTCCTCCTATGCCGCCGGGCAAGTTTCCATCCTTGACCTGCCGGACAAGGAACGGGCCGTCGAACTGGCCCGCTACCTGAAGTCGGAACCCAGCCTCCTCGACCTGATCGAGGCCATCCGCGAGGCCGGCTTGGTATCCGACCTGTCGGTCAGTAATCCGACTACCGAAGAAACCGCTGCCATGGATGGACTCCGACTCGGTCCCGGCGACCTCTGCCTTTACCGCTACGCCAGAATGGTCTGGACCGATATCGAGGCGAACGGCTGGGACGCCGCACTGAAGCGCGCCCGCGAGTTCGGTGCCCGGCAGAAGGGCGCATGGGAGACCGTGACCGGCGAGAAGGCCTACCAGCCGACTGGGGCCGACACCTGGCGGCCTCGTTCCCCGGACTGGTCCGACGACCTGCTGTCCGTCAGCCAGGAGACCCTGGAGGCAGAGGCCGCCGACCGCCTCCGCCTCCTGGAGGAGGCCATCGGCAAGGGAGCAGTCGACAAGGCGGAGATCGACCGCCTGCAATCCGTAGTGAATCGCGGCGCGCCTCCCCCGCTCCAGGACGCGGCCGATGCCGAGGCAATGATCACCGATGCCCGCCGCAAGCTGGACGAACTGCCGCGCCCGTCCGGGGCCGCGATCATGGTGACCTGTCCCCACTGCGGCGCGGAATCGCGGCTCGTGGTCGGGAGCGGCGCCGGCGGGGCAGCCACCTACGCCTTGGACGCCGATGGTGGCGAGCCCCTGTCCGAGGAGGAGAGCCGGGGCCGCGAGTCCATGATCGACATCGCGCGCGTCAATCTGCGTCGGGCCGAAGGGGCGCTGGCGGACATCCTCCGCAACAACGCCGCGACCGAGACCGCCTTGCGCGATTTTCTCAAGGCCGAAGCCCGGCTGGCGGAGCTGCGCGCCCTGCCCGACAACGGCCCGGCCATCGAGGCGGCGCGAACCGCCCTGGCCGCCGCACGGGCGCGCCTCGACCTGCGGAAGCGCAAGGAGGACGCCGACAAGATCCATCGCGCCATCCAGGACAACCAGGCTCTCGTTGCCATCCTGGCGCCCGAGGGATTGCGGCGCCGCAAGCTGGCCGAGGTGGTTTCCGCCTTCAACGACGGCATCCTGGCGCCGCTTTGCGAGACGGCGGGCTGGGAGCCGGCGACCCTGGACGAGGACCTGACCTTCCGCTACGGCGGCTTCCCCGCCGGGCTGCTGGCCGAGTCCCACCTCTTCCGGCTGAGGGCGGTACTCCAGTTCGCCTGCGCCCGGGTCGATGATTCGGCCATGGTGGTGGTGGACGGGGCCGACGTGCTCGACCGCCAGGGTCGCATCGGTCTGCTCAAGCTGGCGATGGCGGCCGGCATCCCGACCCTCATCCTGGCGACCTACGACACCCCGGAAAAGCTGCCCGCCCTCTATAAGGTTCCGGGCGGCGCCACCTACTGGCTGGAGCATGGTCGGCTCCGGCCGGTGGCCGATGCCGTCCCGGCCGCCGCGCCCACGGCCCAACCCCAGGCAGCGGAGTAGCACCATGAACAACATCGGCAACAACATGCGGCGGCTGGATGTTTGGCTGCGCGAGTTGGACGTCGACATGGACCTGCCCGCCAGCATCCGGTCGTCCCCGATTGATGCCGCCGAGGAGATCGAGCGGCTCGAGGCGGCCCGCGATGGGCTGCTGGAGGCGGCGTCTGCCTTGCTGACGCACTACGCTCGGTCGGTCAATGTTGGGCCGCACGACAACCCGGGGACCGAAGCGAGCCTCCTGAGGAAACTCAGGGAGGCTGCCGCCAAGGCGCGGGGGGAGGGCTCTGAGCCATGACCGCCATTCAAACCAACGTTCCCATGAAAGCGCCGGATGGCAGCTTCGACTTCACCTACATGGTTACGGTCGGCGGTCACGAGGTCGCCGAAATAGAGGGCCGAGCCGAAGTGGACGACAACGGCGACCTGGACATCTGGCTGTTCGTCATCGGCACCAGTTACGGGATCATGTGCCGCCCGGACGCCGACCTGCTGGGCCGGATCGAGCCCTATCTCCGCGCCAACTACCAGGATGAGATCGCCGAGGCGCATGCCTACCAATCAGAGGCATCGGCTTATTGGCAGCGCGGGCAAGCAGCCGCATGGGGGCGGGAAGAAGACCGCATTCGCCGAAATGAAGAGCGGCGGGGAGGGGCGTGGTGATGTCCTTCCGCGACCTTGTGGTCGAGGTCCATTGCGTCCTGGCCAATGAGATGGCCGATCTGCGGCCCGACCTCACGCCGACCCAAGTCTACGAGGCGACGCGGGAGACTGCGGACGAAACCGCGCTCTTCATGATCTTCGGCAACATCCGCCTCGCCGACTGGCGCGCAGGACGGGAGTCCATGTCATGACGTTGACCGCCGACGACATCATTCGCCAGGAGGAGGAGACCGTCGCCCTGATGGAGGACCATGCAAAGGCGGAGGCAGAACAGGTCGCCTATTTCCTTCGGGTCGGCAATATCGCCGCCGCCCTGTATCACGCCGACAGGGTCAAGGCATGCGAAGCGTGCGCCGACATCGCGCGCCAGCAGATCGCCGCGATCCGCGAGTCTGCGGAGAGGGAGGTTGGCTAGGCCATGACGGAAGACAACGGAGCCCTCTGCTGTCCGCACTGTGGCGCGAAAACGAAGGTGAGAGATAGCCGGCCAGTCCCTGGCAACCGCGCAATCCGTCGGCGGCGGCGGTGCCTCAATAAGGCCTGTGGGCATAGGTTCACGACCCACGAAAGGGAAGAGGTCACCTGGACATGCACATCCTGCGCCCACTTCTGGCCGGGGAGCGACTCACGCTGCATGGCGCCGCTCCCCGCGCCCCTGGCGGTGGCGAGCTACCGGGGCGTGAAGGTGTCCCCCGACGAGGGTTCGGACTGCCGACTGCATAGCGCCGCCGGGAGTAGTGCGGCGATGGCGAGGGAGAACGTCGATGTCTGAGCTGGACCAACAGTCCCTGACCACGTCGGAATTGGCAGCGCGCTGGGAGATGTCTCCCCAGACGCTCCGGCGCTGGCGAATGAAGAAAATCGGCCCGCCTTGGTTCCGTCCGAACGGCGGCGACGCGGGCGAGGTGCGCTACCGCCTCGCCGATATCCTGGCTTGGGAAAAGGCCGCACCGAAACGTAACAAGATGTAATGCGATTGCGCATTTGCTGTTGCACAAACGGCGCGTCCCGTGCAAATATGATGAAACAAGTTGTTACTTAAATAGCGGAGCAATCCCGATGGACGAACCCACCGAACAGACCGATAGCGGCGAGCTGCGCAGCTTCTCGCAGTTCATCGGCAACGTCGACGACGGCGGCCTGCATCACGACCTGTCCGAGGCGCTGACCGACATCATCGCCGAACTGAACGACGCCCGCTTGGCCGGCGTGGGCAAGCCCAAGGCCAAGCTGGCGATCTCGCTTACCTTCACCCTGGATGGCCCGGTGGTGGAGGTGCAGGGGGACTTCAAGGAAACCATGCCCAAGGTCCCGCGCCAGAAGTCGGTGTTCTACACGACTCCCAAGAACACCTTGTCGCGTAACAACCCCAAACAGATGAACCTGCCGCTTCGCCACGTTCCGGTCGCTCCGGACGGCGATGTGCGGATCGTCTCCAACTGATCAGAACCCGAGAGAGGCACCATGGAAAACGAAGACACCGAAACCACGGTCCGCACCGTCGCCGATCTGGTGATGGGCCTGCACAACCCCCACGAACGCACCCTTACCGACGGCAAGGTGAATGCTCCGGTAGTGGTCCTGCCGGAGGCGGGGGGCGGCTTCCGCATCGAGTCCGTCAAGCGCTTCCTGGACGAATTTCGGGATCGTCCCGAGCGCCGCGAAGGCACGGCTCGTATGGGCGACCTCGCGTCCTTCATCGCGCACGTCAATCGGTTCGCGACTCCGGAATCGGCGATCTTCGCCAGTGCCGATCGCCAGAAGCCCGGTCTGCTGGCGGTGCTCGACTACCACCACCGGGTGAACCTTGAGGACGGGGATGACATCAAGGTCGATCCCGACGCCACGCCCAGCTTCCTCAAGCACCGCACCGAATACCTGTTTCCCATCTCCGACGAGTGGAACACCTGGGCCGGGGCCAACGGCAAGCCGATGAACCAGGGCCAATTCGCGGCCTTCCTGGAGGACAATGCCCAGGACCTGCTTCCTCCGCCCACTTTTGCCGAGGAGAAGTCGGACTCCGATCTCGACCTCTGGCGTCTGACCGAGCTGGTGCTGGGTCGCTGGGCATCCCCCGAGCGCATGATGGAACTGAGCCGCGGGCTCGCGATCTTCGAGTCCGCTCGAATCGTCAACGCCACCAACATCAGCACCGGCGAAGGGGCGATCACCTTCGAGGAGGAGCATCGGGACGGAGAAGGCAAGAAGCTGGAGGTCCCCAATCTGTTCCTCGTCGGCATTCCCGTCTTCAAGAACGGTCCCCGCTACCGGGTGGTGGTGCGGCTGCGCTACCGCAAGGACGGCCCGGCGATCAAGTGGCACTACGACCTCTACAAGCACGACAAGGTGTTCGACCACGCCTTCGAGGAGGCCTGCAAGGAAGCCAGCGAGAAGACCGGCCTGCCGCTGTTCGTCGGAATCCCGGAACGTACTGGCTCGGCGTAACGAAATCCCCGGCGGAGGGGTAATTCGGCAAAGCATAGCGCCCCGAAAGTCCGCCCGAACCCTCACGGCCCCTTACCCGGAAACGGGTGGGGCTTGAGGCGGTAGAAAAGAAGTCACCAGGACGGAGATTGGCGCCATGGCGAGAGAAGATGAAGCCCAGCGGGCCTTCCATGCCGCTCATGGCCGGCTTCCGGAAAACCAGGACGAGCTCGTTTCCTGGTTGCTGGAGGGCGTGCGCACCGCGGAAGCTGGACTTGAGCGCTTGGGCGAGGCCTCCCGCACCCTCGCCCAGCGCGCCGCCGATCTGGCCGCGATGTCGGACCAGGCCATTCTTGCCTCCCGCCTGGGCGCCTCCCTGCCTCCGCCCAACACGACGCGGCTGCGCTTCTCCGGCTGGACGCTCGATACGCTGGCGCGTGGCGTCACCTCGCCGAGCGGCCTCCCCATCCACCTGACCACGACGGAATTCGAGATTCTGCGTGCCTTCCTGGCCGCGCCCAACAGGGTCCTGACCCGCGACGATCTTGCCGATGCCCTGTCCGCCCGTCCGGAATCCGGAAGCCGCGCCGTCGACATCCATATCGCCCGGCTGCGTCGCAAGCTGGAACTCGACCCGAGACGGCCGGTCTTCATCAAGACCGTCTTCGACCGCGGTTATGTCTTCACTGCACCGCCAGAAGCGGTCTTCGCATTGCGCCGAGGCGCCGAAGAGAACGTTTCGACGGAAGCCGAAGGGTGGTTGCTGGAGGTGGACAGTGTCGATCTCGCATAGCCATTACTTCCAGTACCAGGGTTTTGCCGACGGATCATGCGCCGTCCGCACCGATGCCGCTGCTGTCTGGACCTTGCTCCGGCCCGTCCGCGGCCCCCTCCACGAGGATATGGGGACCGGCGAAGCAACCCTGTTCTGCGCGGCGATGAACCGTCGCGAAGGGGCATCCAGATGATGCCGGAACGGCTGGCCGAACTGATCCTGAAAGCCCACGCCAAAGGAATCCCACCGGCCCGGATCGCAGCCAGACTGTTAACCAGCGAACAGACGGTCGCGCGCATCATCGCCGATGCCGAGAAGTTTCAATCCGCGCAGGACCGGGCCGCGGTAATCCGCCCGGACCAGCCTCCGATCCACGACGTGAAGCCTCCCTGTTCGACTCGGGCCGGAGGTGGCGCTCACCCCTCCGGCCGCTTTTCCGAGGCGCGCCCCAAGGCGAGCCGCCGCTTGCGTCCCGTGTCAACCCTTCCCATGCCCGCACGGGGCGAACCGACTGGCGGCGGCTCCCCTGGGGGCGGCGTAGGCGTAGCCGACCTCTCTCACCTTGGCGGGAAAGAGCCAAGGGGATGCCGGTACATCGCGGCCGACACCATTCCCGGAACGCCTTGGCGGTATTGCCAAGCCGAACAGAAGCCAGGGTCTCCTTACTGCGAAGAGCACCACAAGCTCTGCCGCCGCAGCCCGAAAGGAAAAAATGCAGATGATGGACAGCCTGATTGACCTGATCCTGAACCCGTACCGCGGCCCCATTGGGGTATGGCCGGGAGGGCCGAAATACCCGGCTTCGCCGGGGACGGCGCGCCAGGCCCGGAAATGGCAGGACCGCTCCCGCTACACCCCCGCCGAGTGCGCGGTTCTCCGTGCTCGGCGCGGAGTCGGCCGCCCGCCCCGTCCGTCGGTCTGGGAGCAGGTGCGGAGGCGGGACTGACATGGCCGGCGATACCAAGATAGATTGGACCGACAAGACCTTCTCACCGTGGATCGGCTGTACCCGGGTGTCTCCCGGCTGTAGGCACTGCTACGCCGAGGCGCAGAACAACCATTGGGGATGGGTCGCGGGATGGGGGCCTAAGGTCGACCGGCGCCGCACCGCGCCGTCCACCTGGAAGCAACCCATGGCCTGGAACCGCGAGGCCGGCCGGCTGGGCATCCGCTACCGGGTCTTTCCGTCGCTCTGCGACCCCTTCGACGACCATCCGAGCATCAAGCCGGAGTGGCGGGCGGATTTCTGGCAGCTGATCCGCGACACGCCCAATCTGATCTGGCAGATCCTGACCAAGCGGCCGGAGAATTGGCCGACCATGATGCCTACGGCCTTCCCGGACAATCTGCCGAACATCCGCCTCGGCTGCACCATGGAAGACCAGGAGCGCTACCTGGCGCGGATCGACGACGTCATATCCGCCCACGAAATGGGTTGGCCCACCTTCGTGAGCCTTGAGCCTCTGCTTGGCCCCATCGCCTTCGATCCAGGCCACCTGCGGCATATTCGGCAGATGCTCGTCGGGGGAGAATCTGGGTCTGACGCACGCATCTGCAACATCGGTTGGATCAGGTCGATTGTCCGGCAGTGCCGAGGAGCCAGCGTTCCCGTCTTCGTCAAGCAATTGGGGGCCCTGGCGCTTTCCGAAGAGGGCGTGTCGATGCGGGGCGAGCATCGCATCTTCCATCCCAAGGGCGGGGACCCTGCCGAGTGGCCGGAAGACCTCAGGGTAAGGGAAGCTTGGCAATGAATGATGTCCCGCCGCGAGACCCCGCACAGCCAGGCGAGGACGCAGAAAAGCGGGTGGAGGCCATGCAGTGGCGCCCCATCCTCTTCTCCGCCCCCATGGTCCGCGCCCTGCTGGAAGGGAGGAAGACGCAGACGAGGCGCCTATTGAAGCCGCCGCGCGGTTTCGTCCCGGATGACGATCCGGATCATTGGGACGTAGGCTTTTGGAATCAGAAGGAAGTCCAATTCGTTTGCTGGCCTGAAGATGACGCCGTCATGACGAGACGAGCGATGCCCTATGCGGTCGGCGACCGGCTCTGGGTGCGGGAAATCCTGCGACAAGACGGCCAAGGGTTCCCCATCTACGGTGCCGACGGCGCCAGCCTGTTGGTTCGTGACAGCTTGACCGGAGAGCATATGCTCGCGCCAGACTGGTGGTATTGGAAGCCGCTCTGCCCCTCCATCCACATGCCCCGCTGGGCCTCCCGCCTGACGCTGGTGGTGACCGATGTCCGCGTGCAGTACCTCCAGGATATCAGCGAGGAGGATGCTGAGGCCGAGGGCTGCGGTGGTTACGGGCATGATTTCGATTGCAACATGGGCGCGCCGATAACGGCCCCATTTCACCCGGACAATACATGCTCATGCAAGGGGGACTCGTATCCGGAAGTTTTTAGGAGACTTTGGGAATCCATCCACGGCCCCGGCTCCTGGGATGCCAACCCGTGGGTCGCGGCGATCAGTTTCTCCGTCCACAAGGTCAATATCGACAGGATGGCGCAAGATGGACAGTAGCCTCTTCGACCTTCGCGCATCATCCAGCCGAAAGCGCGCCCGGGAAATCATCGTCGACAGCTTCGCCGGCGGCGGCGGGGCCTCAACCGGCATCTGCTTGGCACTTGGCCGTCATCCGGACGTGGCGGTGAACCACGATCCGGAGGCGGTGGCCATGCACACCGCCAACCACCCGGCCACCGAGCATTTCTGCCAGAACGTCTGGCAGGTCGACCCGTCCGAGGTGGCCGCCCGCGGCCCCATCGGGCTGGCGTGGTTCAGCCCGGACTGCAAGCACTTCTCGAAGGCCAAGGGCGGGAAGCCCGTCGAGAAGCGCATCCGCGATTTGGCCTGGGTGGTGGTCGCCTGGGCGAGGCTGCCGGCGCATCTGCGCCCCCGCGTCATCATCCTCGAGAACGTCGAGGAATTCACCACCTGGGGGCCCCTGGCCGACAACGGCCGGCCCTGCCCGATCCGCAAGGGTGAGGAGTTCCGCCGCTGGACCGGCGAACTCAAGCGCCTCGGCTACCGCCTCGACTGGCGCGAACTGCGTGCCTGCGATTTCGGCGCCCCGACCATCAGAAAGCGCCTGTTCCTGATCGCCCGCTGCGACGATCAGCCGATCATCTGGCCCGAGCCCACCCACGGCGCCCCCAACAGCCCCGAGGTTCTGGCCGGCCTTCGCAAGCCCTGGCGCACGGCGGCGGAGATCATCGACTGGTCCATTCCGTGCCCGTCGATCTTCCTGACCAAGGAGGAGGCCCGCGCCATCGGCGTGAAGCGCCCGCTGGAAGAGGCCACCATGCGCCGGATCTTCCGCGGCCTGGACCGCTACGTGCTGCGCCACCCCAGGCCGTTCATCGTCCCGGTCACCCATGCCGGCGACGACCGTTGCCACGATTCTGCCGAGCCCCTGCGGACCATCACGACGGCGAAGCGTGGCGAATTGTCCGTGGTGATGCCCTACCTGGCCGGTTGCGGAGGCCGGGCCGGTCAATCGCCCGAACGGAGCCCCGGTTCCCCGATGGGGACCATCACCGCCAAGGCGGACCAGATCCTGGTGACCCCGCACCTGACCCGCTTCCACACCAAGAGCGTGGGCAGTGAGGCGGATGCGCCGATGCCGACGGTGGAGACGCACCTCACCGACGGGCTGGTGACACCGTTCATCACCAAGTTCCGCAACGGCAGCATCGGCCACGAGGCCGGGGAGCCTTTGCACACCATCACCACCGCCCACTCGGAACACCACCCGGGCGGGGCGGCGCCGCTGGGCCTCGTCAGGCCGTACATGGTTCGCGTCGATCACACGAGCGCCGCTGCGCGGAACGGTGTCCACGACTCGGATGAGCCGCTTAGGACCGTGACATCTGCTGGTGGGATTGCGGTAGTCGCTCCCACCATGCTGGTGAACACATCCGGTCACCCTGGTGGGCGGGCGGACGATCCGTTGCACACCGTAACGACCGGCGGCCATCATGCCGTCATTGCCCCGCACTTGGAGACGATGCGGAACGCTGATAAGCCGTTCAATGACGCGGACAGCCCCACCCACACCATTACCGCGGGCGGCGCCGGGCTGAACGTCGTGTCCGCTTGGATGGTCCAGCACAACAACGATGTGAAGCGCGAAGGGGGAGTCCATCCTGGCCGCCCTGCCGGCGAGCCGATGTCCACCATCACGGCTTCCGGCAGCCAGCAGATGGTCGCCGCCGCCCACCTGACGCAGTTCCACGGCAGCAATCAGGGCAACGGCGGCGACCCCGAGCAGCCGCTGGGCGCCGTCCTGGCCCAGGGGTTCCACCATGCCGAGGTCCGCGCCTTCCTGGTCAAGTATTACGGCGAGGGCGGCCAGGACCAGGATTGCCGCGACCCGCTGCACACCATTCCGACCAAGGCCCGTTTCGGGCTGGTGACCGTCGAAGGCGAGGATTACGCCGTCGTCGATATCGGCATGCGGATGTTGAGCCCCCGCGAGCTTTTCCGTGCCCAGGGATTTCCCGACAGCTACATCATCGACCTGGAGATCAACGGCCGGCCCTTGCCCAAGTCGTCCCAGGTCCGCATGTGCGGCAACAGCGTGTGCCCGCCCATCGCCGCCGCCCTTGTCCGGGCCAACGTCCCCGACCTCGCATGCAACAAGGAGGAAATTCACGATGCCGCAGAATGAATCACGCGAATGGCTGCCCGCCGCTTACCAGGACGAGGTCATCCCGCCACCCCGCGCCACGCCCAACGACTGGATAGTCAGGCTGCCCGGCGACGGGCTCCCAGCCCTCGCGCCGATCGAGGAAGGCATGGAACCGAAGGCCATCGCCGAGGGCCAGATCGTCCAGTTCGACTGGATGGTTGACATGGACCGGATCGAACTGACTATCGACGGTGCTGTCCACCGAGTCGATGACGATCCGCCGCCGGCACCCGAGGGAGGCTATCTCTGCTTCGTGGTCGTCGGCGATCCCGACACCCTGTCGTTATCCATCTTCGACTTGGTCCAGTTGCTCCGCGAGTACGGCGCTGACGACGGGACCTACGACGTCCACTGCTACGCCTGGTCCACGAACTCGGTGCCCTTCCGGTTCACCGGCGGCCGGTTCGAGGAGGTTCAAGCGGAATGACCATTCCCGTCACGGCCAGCCAGAAGCGATACCCTACGAAGGTCCGTAGGGTTACCATCGCGATGTTCGGTGGTAGATTTCCGCGCCCCCAGGAGGAATGCGGGGGGCTGGGCTTCCCAGGTCCAGCGTCGGGGATCGCACTCCCGACCGACAAGCAGAACCGGGCCGGCTGCCGGCCTTACGGTCGCCCCCGCAGCGCCGCGGCGCGGGGGGATCATGCGTTGGGAGTGCGAGTTGTGAAAGGAAAGCATGTTCAACCCGTCGACCCGTTCGGGGCGGCCCGGGCCGCCGTCAAGGGCGCTGAAGGCCCAAGCCGTCGTGTCGACTACCTGATCGGCCTGACCCTCGGGCTCCGGCTGGTCAATCCGTTCATCAAGAAGCCCCGCTTGGTCGAGGACGTGGACAACGAGTGGATGGTGGTGGACGGTGACGACTGGTCGCCGCTTCCACGCTACACCGGCTTCACCGATGTGGCGGCAGCCACCGTCGAAGCCATGTTCCCCGGCGTCCGGGTCGACATTCTGCATGACGGTCCCGGTCGCTTCAGGGCCATCCTCTCCTTCCCGGACGGGCGGCGCCACGAAGGCGGTTCGCGTCCGACCCGGCCTCTGGCCGTGATCGGGGCGTGGCTACAGATGGTGTAAATATGGGTAGCCCCAGGGCCACAATGACGGCGACGGAAGCGGCAGACTATCTCGGCATGACCGTCACGCAGTTTAGGTCCGCCGTGATGCGGGGCGAGCTTCCCAGGCCCTTTATTCACGGCCGCCCCAACCGCTGGTCGAAGGTTCAGATCGATTGGGCACTTGAAGGAAGGGCAGAGAAGGGGGCATCCTCAGGCGACCATGATCCTGTCATGGAGAGGCTGAGTGCAATTTATGATGAAGTACGCCTTTAGCCCAAGGCCCGGCGCGTATTATTACCGCCGGAACGGTAAGTACTGGGGGCGCTTGCCTGGGCTGCCTGGCAGCATCGAATTCGCCAAAGCCTACACCGAGATCCACGCTACCTTCGCGCGGCCCGGTTCCACGCCGGCCGCGCCCGGTACCTTCGAGCACATGGCCCAGGCGTACATGCGATCAGCGGAGTTCCTAACAAACCTGAAGCCGAAGACACGGGCGGCCTACCGCCACGACCTCGATACGTTGCGCCGAGACTTCGGCCCGCTGCGACCGGACCAAATCGAGACGAAGCACGTCCTCAAGATGCGTGATGCCCATGCCTCAAAACCAGGCAAGGCCAACACCCTCGTCCGCACCCTCAGCGTGGTCTACAAGTGGGGAAAGGCGCGGGGGATGTGCAAGAGCAACCCCGCCGATCTCGCTTCAGTTAACGTCAAGGCGCTCAGGATCGGCGAGCACAAGGCATGGCCCCCGGAGTCCCTCGACAAGTTCAGATCAGATGGGGCGCCCAATCTGGTATTGGCGATGGAACTCGCCCTGTGGCTTGGGCAACGGCAGGGAGACCTGATTCGCATTCGCTGGAACGACATCCGGGATGGACGGCTCCGGATGGTACAGGAGAAAACCGGGAAGGAACTTTGGTTGCCCATCGCCCAGCAGCTTGCCGACGTGCTGGCGGCGGCCCCGCGCCCGGCGGTGACGGTGCTGGTCAACTCGAATGGAACGCCATGGAAGAACGCCAACGCACTGTCCCAAGCCTTCGCGGCCGAACTGACGCGGCTCAAGATCGAGGGGATGGTATTCCACGGCCTGCGCAAGACCACGGCGGTGGTGCTGGCCGAGGCGGGGTGCTCGACCAAGCAGATCGCCGCCGTCACCGGGCAGTCGGATCAGATGGTCGAGCACTACGCCAAGATGGCCGACCGCGAGCGGCTGGCCGAGGCGGCGGTAACAAAGCTGGAACGGAAACTGATACGCCGCCCCATCTGTACTGATACGGTCAATGATAAGTAG